TGTGTGAATTCTTGGTCTATTACTCCAAAACCATAATTTCTTAATGTAGTTCCGTCAGCACTCCATTCTTTTTGATATTGTTGTTCTCTTCTTTGTCTAATACCTAATAAACCTTCACCTCTTTCAGTTTCTTCTTTTGTCATAGCACCCATTCTTCTCATATTATCTGGTGTAAATTCACTACCAACAAAACCTTTTGCTTTTGGTTCTATTTGTTCTATATCTTTTTGTGCTAATTGAGAAGCAATAAATTCACCAGCACCAATTCTCCTATCTCCAACTGATACACCTTGATTTGTTATATCTTGTCCTTCAAGTTCTCTACTTGCTCTGCCTACAAATGCTCCTCTTTGTTCTGGTGTTCTATCTCTTACTTCTTTGTCTAACATTTCACTTACTTCTGTCTCTGTTTTACCTCTAAATCTATGTGCGAATTCCCTTCTACTTCTTGGTGTTCCATCATCTTTCAATCCAAACTTATCAGCATTAGGTTGATTGAAAGTTTCTCTTGCTTCATATTTAAATTGTTTTCTTCTATTAATGTGAGAAACAAAAGTGTTTATACCTCTTTCTCTTTCTTTTCCACCCCTTCTTCCTTTTCCTAATCTTTGTTGTTCTAAAAATTCTGTGTTAATTTTATTACGGTCAATTTGTGCTATTACGGATTGCCCTCCTTCTCTATAAGATTTTAAAGTTTGATTAAAATCATTATCAATTCTTTCTCGTAATGGTTTTACATATTTTTGAATTAAACCAAACCCTTGATTAACTGGTGGAAAACTACTAACTAAATCTTGTAATTCTTGTGTTTTTTCCTCAAAACGCTGTTTAATAATTGCGTTGTCGCTGTCATAACCTTTTATAAATAATTGATTTGCGTCTTTTCTAGCATTCAATCGTTGATTTATTTCATCTCGTATAAACTTATTATTTACTTTGTTTTCTCTCTTTTTAACAGTTTCTTGTGCTTTTTTTTTAGTTTCTTGTGCTTTTTTTTTATTGTATTCCTCTGTTTTTTGTGCTCTTCTTTGTTTTCTATTCATATCTGCTGGTGCTTCTTTTTTTTTTTTCTTTTCTGGATTAGGAACAGCAACTTGTGTAGTTAGGGGGTCTCCTACCTTTACTTTTCCAGTTTCAATGTCATTTATTCTTTTTTGAAATTTAGCAATTTTTTCAGCATTACTTGGGTCAAGTTTTTCTAATTGTCCCTTTAACGCTTGAATACCTAAATCTTTAAATTTTTTTCCCATTATTTATATAGTTATTTGAGAAAATAAATATATAAATTAAAAGATAGAAAGAACTATATGGGAACTAATAGGCAACATTAACCATAGTTCCACTTGGTGTATTCATTATAGTAGCAGTTCTACTACAATAAACAAAGTAATCTACATTCAAAGCACCAGTTAAATCTGCTTGTATATATTCGTCTGCTGGTGAATTTGTAGATTTAGATACTGTATTTCCACAAGGTCTTCGTTTGTATTTCCATATAATTGGATATGCTCCAATTTGTCTTCCGCTTCCTAAATATCCAGCAGAACCATTATCAAGGTCTAAACATAAAGGTTTCATCTTACCTAAAAGACCACCTCTACTATCTGCTAATCTACTCATAATAGTATTTTCATCATTAAAATACATAGGACGAGGAACAGATAAATCACCTCCTAAACAGTATGTAGTTTCGTCAAATTGAGATGAAGGTGCGAATTTTGGTTCAACAAAAATATCAACACCATCAATATTTACATTATATTCTTCTTGGTTCATACCATCACACCTAGCATCAAGAAGCATTCTATCCAAAGCATTAGGAGTTCCCGCCCTATCTAATTGTTTAATCATATAAATTTTATGAACTTCTTTATTATCCATACCTAATCTATGTTCTACTTTTTGCTCTAAATTTGCTGTTGCTTGTGGGATTTGTTTTTCAACTTTAATTATATCTGGGAAAACAAGGTTAAGTCCTCCTTGTTGTGCTGTCTGTTGTCTCATAGCATTTTGAACTTCACTAGGATATATGATGTAATCAACTTGTAATTTTACATCTTGTGGAACAACAATACCACTAGCACAAGTCATATTTCCACCAGCAGTTGCCTCATTACACCATAAAGCACAATCGTGGAATTCAATAGTCATAAGAATTCTATACTCTTGAAATAAAAAGAGTGGAATAGTTTGACCTTTAAGACAAGGAAAAATATTTCCTAATGGTATTCCTATTTGGTGTGAAGTATTTTTGTCTCTTGTAATAATACAGTTATTTACTCTTGTTCCAGCATCAGTAGTAGTAGGGGAATTTGGAAGTCCAAAATCAAAGGCACTTCGGTGTCTATCATAAACAATAGTTCCAGCACCTCCAAACTGAGTTTCTGTTGAAATACCAGCACCAACACCAGCACTATCTAAAACTTTGGTATGGAAGTTATTTTGGAAATAGTGAGAATTATATTTGGATTGACTTGCTTTATTTACAGCACCTAAATCAACTAAACTTGAAATTTTACCTATATCACTAACATCATTTAATACATAGTCCCCTACTTGTAAAGTTGCTCTTTTAATAGCAAGTAATCCACCGCCATATGGATTTACTCTTAATAAATTATCTAATGTATCATCACCTTGTAATGAAACTGGTTTAAATAAAAGAACTGAATTTGCGTCAAGTTCCCCCGCTTGGTCTAATCTAAATACAAATCTATTAGTTGCGGAAGATATTGGTTCAAGGGTTTCACTTCTAATATCCATAACTGCTGGTTGTAAATTAACATCGTAGTTGAATAAGTTAGACATTTTATATATTCTATTAAGATTTTTTTTTAAACTTTTTTTTGATTTGTTTTTTATTAATCTTTTTTTCATTTTTTTTACCACCTTTTATAAATATTTCCTCAACTTTTTCTTCTCTTGGTTTTTTTAGTTTAGTAAATGGATGTGGAGTTATATCTTGGGCGGATTGTTTTCCTATAACAGTTAGTAATTCATAAGAAGGTTTCTTCTTCAAATCAACCTTAGGCATTTTTAATTTTTTGTCTTGAATAGCACTCATTTAAAATATATAATATATAGTTAGATAATAATGTCCCTACCAACTTATAATGAAGAAGAGTTAGATAGTATAGCAAGTAATATCGTATTGTTGTTTTATCCAATAGGATATATTTTTGATAAATTAGCAGAATTTCAACATAGACTTCTTGGAAGTCCAACAGAAGAAACTGCTATAAGAGAAGCAATTAAAAAGGGTGATTAGTGTATAACTTGTAATCCAGTTGCTGTTGTTTGAATAATCTTTTTACTAAATACAAATGTATTTGCTCTAAGAATATGAGACCTTGAACCACTAAAAGATAATCTAAGTTCTGGTTCAGCATTTCTTAAATCAAATACCATACCTTCTCTCGCAAGTTCTCTACTAATAAGTGGAGTATTTGTATAATTTTCTAAATCACAGAAATCAGCATTTCCAAGGTTTGCTGGTTGAACTCCTAATGCTCTAAATGATTTTACTAATTCATTAGTTGCTAATACTCTATCACCTTTATTTTGTGGATTATATGCTCTCAATGGATATAATCTATTATTTATGAAATATACTACTTCATTGACTTTGGCGACATCTGGTAATATACCATTATACATATCTGCTGATGAATGTAATTCACCTTCTCCATTAGAAGTATCGTGTAATATAGTAAATGTTGCTACTGATTTACTTGCTACTGAATGAATTGGTATTTGATGTCTTAATGAACCAGTTGGAATGTTATTCATAAATACTTCATATCCCATATATTCGTAGTTAATACCTCGCATAAGACTATCAGCAACTCCGTCTGGCGGAACAATTTGCTTTAATCTAAATTCAACATTAGATACTTTATAATTACAATCGTCAAGAACTCTTTTCAAACTACCACTAACTATTCCAACTGGACCAGCACCACCACCAGTTAAAGTAATTTTCATTATTTGATGATGATTTACTACTTCACCATTAAGTGTTAAATCTACACTACCACTACCAACAACAGCACTTACAGTTCCAGTATAAGTCGCATCTGTTCCGCCAGTTATTTTTCCAACCCAACTCATTTTATTACCTACAACTAATCCAGTGTCTTGTAAATTGTTTTTTCTATATCCTTCATTTGCTGGGGCAGTAAAAGTTAATACACAAGTAGTTCCAGTGCTTTGGTTTGAACCGTCAGCATCTACACTTACACCAGAAACCCAATCGTATTGATTTTCACTTTCTGGGGCATTGTAATCTGGTCTAGTATCAACATAACTCCATCCTAATGGTTGTAAAGCAAGTTTTGGAGCATTTAATGTTATTTCAATTCTTAATCCACCAAAATTCATAATAGGAATTGCTTTTTCCATACCTCCTTCATATGAACCGAAAAGACCACACATAAGAGGAACACAAAATCGTCTAGTAGTGTATTTTGGAGCACCTCCATTGGTATGAGTGGAAGAGACTGGTGAAAGTTGGTTATTTTCAATATGTCGTGGAGAAGGAATACTTCTAAAAGCAAATACATCCCCATTTTTTTTTACATTATGCGTCCAAGACTGTATAGGAGTTCCACACCCTTGATGATTTACAAGGTTTGTAGTGTCATCATACATATATTGGTTCATAACATTCAACCATTCACAATAATTAGTATTACTTTCAAGTAAAATTCCAGTTTCTTTTGAATAAATATCAACTCTGTCTATAATCGCCGAAGCACCTAAATTTTTCTGTAAAGTATATCTACCAAAATCAGCAGAATTATTGAGTAAATCAAAAACTAAATAACTATCTTTTTTTATAAATCCTATTTCTGGTTCAATGTTAAATATAATTTTTTGCCGTGGGTTAAATTGTTCTCCATTTTCGGCAACAATAGATATATACTGAGAATTGCTTGAAGCAACAACTTGATTATTTACTAAATTAGTATCGGTCATTTTTATATATTTCTATGAGATTTTTTTTTTAGATTATTTTATTTACTTATTCTAATTATAAATGCCCTTATCTAATTTGGTAAAAAATGAAACAATAGATAATAATGAAAGAGGTATGAAATCTCAGTTTTATTGTGGGAGACCGACAGATAGTTCTATGAAATTTCCTATGGAAAATTGTTTTAGATATTCTACAATAAAAATTAGTTATTATTCTACATTGGATAGTATTATGATTGTTAAGTTTTTTCCTAAAACTTTATATCGTGTTTTATCTGGTAATATTGCTGACGGACATACATTTACCGATAGTATTATATCTTGTCCTACACATACATTAAATGTATCTGCTAATACATATAATTTACATACTTTTCCTATACAAGGTGAATATTTCCAAATATCTGTTTTTAGTAATGCTGGTGAAAATCAAATTTATCTTAATGTAGGATTAAGTAATTTTAATCAAAATACACATTTGGAATAAGAAATAATTTTCTTTATAGATTATATAAAATGCCTAGTTCTATAATTGGAGGAAGATTACCTAACGGAAAATATAAAGAAGTTTCTCTTGACGCTTCGGGAAGACTTGAATGCTCTGTTAATGAAATTGAAATTACAGCAGATAGTATAAATGTTAAAACTCAAAATGTAGAAAATTTATTAAATGGTGGATTACCAAGTGCTTTAACTGGTTCTGGTAATTTAAAAGTATGTCTTCAAGAATTGGGAAATGAAGGAAGTGAAAGATTAAATGTTGATATAGGAAATGATATAACTGATGTTTTACCTACTGCCTTAACTGGTTCTGGTAATCTTAAAGTATCTATACAAGAACAACACGGAGTAAATCTTGCTACTTCTACACTTCAAGGTGCTGGATTACCTTCTGCTCTTACTGGTAGTGGTAATTTAAAAGTTTCTATTGAAGAAGGTTCAAGTGGAGGTGATGCTTCTGCTTCTAATCAAGCAACTATGATTACAGATTTAGGACTTATTAAAACTTCTTTACAATCATTAGATGATATAGTTCAAGGTGAAGATGCCTCACACGGAAACGCTCATAAAGGTGTTATGAGTTTAGCAGTTAGACAAGATACACAAGCAGATTTTGGTGGTGATGGTGATTATTGTCCTATGTCTATTGATGCTAATGGTGATTTAAGAGTAAAAATTGATGATGCTTCTAAAACTCATTTAAGTGAAATTGAAAGTGCCGTAGAAACTATTGAAGCGTGTGTTGGTTCTAATAAAGTAAATGTAAATATTAGTAGTGGTAATATTAGTGGTTTTGCTACTGAAAGCACATTGGGAGATGCCGAAGCACATTTGGGAACTATTGATACTAACATAGCAAATGCCGAAGCACACTTGGGAACTATTGATACTAACATAGCAAATGCCGAAACACACTTAGGAAATATTGATGCTGGTGTTGATGTTCTTGAAGCGTGTGTAGGAAGTAATAAAGTTAATGTAAATATTTCTTCTGGTAATATTAGTGGGTTTGCTACTGAAAGCACATTGGGAGATGCCGAAGCACACTTGGGAACTATTGATACTAACATAGCAAATGCCGAAACACACTTAGGAAATATTGATGCTGGTGTTGATGTTCTTGAAGCGTGTGTAGGAAGTAATAAAGTTAATGTTAATATTAGTAGTGGTAATATATCTGGTTTTGCTACTGAAAGCACATTAGGAGATGCCGAAGCACATTTAGGAACTATTGATACTAACATAGCAAATGCCGAAGCACATTTAGGTGTTATTGAAACTAAATCAACAGATGCCGAGGCACATTTAGGAACTATTGATACTAACATAGCAAATGCCGAAACACATTTAGGTAATATTGATACTGGTGTTGATGTATTAGAAGCGTGTGTTGGAAGTAATAAAGTAAATGTAAATATTAGTAGTGGTAATATTACTGGTTTTGCTACTTCTACATTACAAGGAACAATTAATACAAGTTTAGGAACACTTGAAACTTCATTAACAAGTATGGAAGGAAAACAAGATACTCAAATTACACATTTAAGTGAAATAGAAGGAGCAGTAGAAACTCTTGAAGCGTGTGTAAGTAGTAATAAAGTATCAACTGTAAATACTCAAAATGTTGCTAATGGTGTATGGATAAATAATTCTGCGGTGAATTCTCAATCCTTTTCAGCGTCATTAGAAACTACTGGATATAGTAAGTTAAGATTGTATGGTGTCGTAGACCAAGATTTTAGTGGAACTCCACCAAATATGATAATAACTGGTTCAAGAACTGATGGAGGAACTTACACACCATTAGCGAATTCAACTGACGGAATAGATACAAATTCTTCCTATATTAGTAGTGCTACGATTATAGGTGTTAATGCTACTATTGATAATCCGCCTCCATTTATCAAGTTATATAATTTACACGGAAGCACCAATTTTACATTCACATTAAATTATAAATTATCTAATTAATAAGTAAATGAATTCTTCTGTAATATTAAAAGAGTTAGATGAGTGTTTAGAGAAATTAAAAATGAAAGTAATGTTTTATGAAACTGAAATAAAAGAATTAAAAAGCACAATAGAAAAATTAAAAAAATTTGTTAAAGATGTTTGAAATAATTAATTAAACAAAACCAATACATTTATGTATGTATAGTTTATATGGTTTTAAATAAAGATAATGAAGAAATTTGGGAATTACTTTTCTACAAAATCAGTAAAATTGAAAAACTTATGAAAGTAATAATAAGAGATTTAGACAATAATAAGAAGGTGAGGTGTGGTTGCGGTTGCGAAAATGAAAACAAGTCCAAGACAAAATAATTTTTACATATTGAATATATTAGTTATAAATATATTTTTTAAATCTCTGTAATTTTTTTTTTACTATTCTTTTTTATTTCAATTCTTCTTTTTGCCCTTCTTTCTCTGTCAATTTGTTTTTGACTTAATGATTTTGGAACTAACTCATATTTGTTTTGTTTAAAAACAATTTCATATGGATATGTATTAACTATTTCTAATATATCATTTTTTTTCATTCTTCCCATAGAGTTTATTTTGAATTCATTATTGGATTTAACTAATTCAATTAATTCTTTTTTAGTAATATTCATTTATTAATACATAGATTTTTTTACTGGTTTTTTTTTTATCATTGTATTGCTTTGCTTTATTGGTTTTTTACCCTTAACAACATTTTTTTTTGGTTTTGCTTTATCCATTTCTTTTGCTTTGGAATGTGCTTTACTAAAAGTATCTCCTTGTTTTACAAATTTCACCATATTCTTCATATGTTTTCCTTTCATTCCTCCCTCGTGTGCTTTTGAATGTTCTTTTAATCTTTTCATCATTGCTGGATTAATCATTTTATAATATACTAAGAGATATTTTATTTCTTGTATTTTTTCACTTTACCAGTTGCCTTTTTTTCTTTAATTGCTTTCTTTTTTTGTGCTGGGGTTAATTCTTTCATTGTAGTAGGTGTTTTAGAATTTACTCTTTTTGTAGGACGGAATATAGTTCCACCTTCTTTATATGTTTTCTTTCCTTTTTCTGTTCTCCAATCTTCCTTATACCAGCGACCTAATCCTTTACTATCGTCTTTCTTTCCACTATACTTTCCTCCCATTTTCTTATATGCTTTAACAACTAATCCACTCTTATAAGCACTATGCTTCATACTAGAATATTTTGCTTTTGCTTTCGCATATAAACTTTTATTTGTTGGCGTAGGCATTTTTTTCTATATACTATATATATATAATAATGGTTCTCAGTTCAGCACCAGCAGATTTTAAAACTAAAAAACCTCTATACAAACCCTACAAATCTACTAAACAAGGTAAGAAAGGAATGGTTTATGTCAAAAAGGAAGGGGGAGTTCGCCTCATACATTTCGGGGATAGTTCAATGAGTGATATGACTAAACATAAAGATAAAAAACGCCAGAAATCATATTTAGCAAGAAGTGGAGGAATTAAAAATAAACAAGGGAAACTAACTGCTAATGATAAAAATTCAGCAAATTATTGGTCTCGCAAGGTTCATTGGTGATAGTTCCGCATACCCATATTTCTATGCGGAGTAATTATTTAATAAGGTTTTAGGATATAAAACATTATTGAATATATAAAAGTCTTATAATTCTATGGTTTCCGTGTTTTCCGCATAAAAAGTTCATAAATGAAAACACTTTTCCAGAGAAATTTTCATACGGAATTTGCGGAATTACATTTTTTTTCATTTTCCTTAAATATGGATTTTTGATTATATCTATATATTATTAATTTGACTATCTAAGCATTTGGATTAGTTCTACTTCGGTTTTTCGCCATACCTACTTGTTTAGGTGCTTTGTATTGACCTTGTATTTGTTCTCGTTTTTTATCACTTAACATATTAGTGTATTCCATATTTGCTACTGCTTGTTTTTGTGCTTGTTCTAATTCATAATTTCCAATAGGTTTCGCCATACTACTTGCGATTGTTGGTTGTTGGGTCATTAAACCTACATTCTTAGGTTTCTTAAAACCTCCTCTTCGTTTTGCTGGTGTCCCTTCATTTCTTTTAGGTTTCTTAGCACCTTCCTTTTTCCTATATACAGTTTGTTTTACGCCATCTCTTGTTTTAACAATATGTGCTTCATAGTCTGGATTATTCTTTCTAGACCTATCAACTTTTGGAGCATCTTTTTTTACCATTTTTATAATATATAATTAGAAAAAAATAATTTCTATATAATATATAAATGTCTAGTCAAAAAGGAGGAGCATATAATCCAAATTCAAAATTTTATAGATTTGGTGGAAGTTCATCAAGTTCTTCTTCAAGTTCTACAATGGATTTAATTGCTAAATTAGATGCTAAACTTGGCGTAAAAGCAACCAAAGAAGATTTAGCACCATATATTAGAAAAAAAGCAGATGTAGGAATACCCATAAAAAAAAAAATAAAAATCAAAAGAGAACCAAAAGGTATAAAGGCAACTGTTAAAGATATTCCTTTATATTCCGCTACAATGCGAACACAAAATATCGGTAGTATAACTATACCAACAACAGTTCAAAATGTTAATCCAGCACAAGTGGGAGTTTTTAGTGCTAAGTCTATTCCTTCTAAAAGTAGTTCAAATGGTGGCGGAGGCGGTAGTGGTGGTAGTGGAGGTGGCGGTGGTGGTGGTGGTCGTGGGTTTGGTGGTGGAGGTGATAAAAAACCCAAACCTCCTTCAAAACCAAAAGAACAAAGAAAAAAACAAACAGAAGCACAAAAATTATTTAAAGGTGAAAAAAAATCTGGAATGGTTAGGGCAAAAGTTAGAGCACCTCAAAAAACATTGGGAGGAGTTAAAAGAAGTTCTACAACAAAGCAAAAACCTAAAAGAGATATAACTAAAATTACTACACCCAAACCAAAAGGTAAAGTTCAATCCGCAAGTGGAACTATTCAAAAGAAAGTAGGAGGCGGAAAAGTAAGAGCAACAGAACAAACAAGACCACAAGCAAAAAGTAGAATTCAAGGTGAAACTACTACAACATATGGAAGAAAGAGTAGAATGAGAGGGGAAAGAACTACAATAAGATAAAGAAAAAAAAAATTGATTTAAATATTACAGTAAGTAAGTAAGTAAGTATGTTCTTACTTGACACAACTAAAAAACAATTAATTTATTTAATCATATCAATTCGTAAAAAACATAATTTAGAAATTAAAGAAGCATATGAGTATCATTATTATAAAGTTAAAAATTTAGAAAAAGAACTTATTGAAGTTTTAAAATCAACTGTTCCAAAAGAAAGTGATGAAAAAATCATTTACTCTATTCTCGGTTAATAGAATATTTTTTTATATTATAAATATATAACAAAGTATGAGTGAGGAAATGTTTATTAAAGAAACTGAAACTAATGTTGAAGTAAAACCAAAAAAGAAAAGACAACTTACAGAAAAACAATTAGAGGGACTGCGTAAAGGAAGAGAGAAAATGGCGGAAAAAAGAAAAATGAAAAAAGCATTAACAGAAAAAAAGAAAGCATTACAAAAAAAAGATGGTGAAGCATTAAAAGAAAATTCACAAGTAGAAAAAAAAGAAAGAAAAGCAAAGAAGAAAGCAGTTGAAGAAAGTGTAATACAAGAATTATCCTTTAAAGAAAAAAAAGCAAAGGCAGAAAAATCAGCAACTAAATTTAATAAACTTAAATTAAAAGCATTGGATAGTATAAAAACAAGTAGAGAACTTGAAGAATTTGAAAAGATAATGAAGGGAGTAAGTAGTGATATGGCGAAAAATCCAGAACAATTATATACATACTTACGAGAACACGCAGATAGATTAGCACCAGAAGAAAAAAGAAAAGCATATATGGAAAGAGAAGTAAAAAATTCAAAAGGTAAGAAATCACCTAAAAAAAGATTAGAAACAATTACGGAAACAACAGAAGAAAAAAAACCTAACCTTAAATTAAATATAGAAAATGTCAAGTAAGTATGATAAAGCACAAGACTATGATTTGGACTTGGAAGACGAACACAATAAGAAAAAGAAAAAGAAAGATAAAAAAAAAGTTGTTGTAAAAGAAAAGGATTTGAAAATATATCCTATCAAAATAGAAGATGATAAAAAGAATGAAGGAGAAGACAAATATCCATTATGTAGTTCAGTTCATTTATTATTAGTTATTGGTAGAGTGAAGGCGGGAAAATCTTTATTAATTAATAATTTATATTTGAGTGAAAGATTTTATAAAGATGATTTCCAAACAAGAATTTTAATTAGTTCAACAGCACATAATGACGCAATCAATAAATATATGATTGATGAATTTGATTTTGTATTTACCGAATATAGTGATGAACTATTAAATCAAATTATTGATTTAGTTCAAAATGATGAAGGTAATGGTAGGTGGTTAATACTATTGGATGATATTATTGGTGATATTAAGTTTTCAAGAGGGGGTATGGTTGATGGTATATCTGCTCTCGCAAGTAAGTTTAGACATATAGGAAATGGAGAAGTAGAAGGAAAATTATCTGTATGTATTACAACACAATATTTCAAATACTTATCAACTATTCTTAGAAATAATGCTACTGGTTATTATTTAATGGGAAGTTTTCCAGAAGCAGAAATGAAAAAAATTAGTGAGGCATTATCATTTTTTGGTAATGGTGATAAAAACTTTATGGAAATATTTAGAAGGTCTAGAAAACAAGATTTTGATTTTTTATTTTGTTCGGTCCAAGAATTGGAATGTAGAAGAAATCACGAAGATTTAATATGGAGTAAGAAGGAAGGGTTTTCTCAACCCTATGGAGAAGAAAATCACAATGAAGAAATGACAAGTGAAGAAAATAATGTATTGGAAAAAGAAGAATAAAAAAATATTTATTTAATGTATAAATGGATTTTCAAAGTAGAATTAATCAATTTCGTCAAGGTTTGAAAGACCAACAAGATAGTTATAATAGTTTAGCACAATCTTCGGCACAATATGGTAGAAGTATTATACCAGATAAAGTAGCACAACATTTAACTTATATGGAGCAAGTAGGAGGTATGGTTACTGGGGCAAGTGCTGGATTACACGGAGCAGTAGAGGTGGGAAAAAAAATAAATAAGTTTAGATTATCAAAACAAGCAAAAAATAATCCAACTGGAAAACAAACACAACAAGGAGACCAAGCATCTAAATCTTCTAAACAAGGAGAACAACAATTAAATGAAAGAGAAGCACAAAGTCAAGAACAAGATACAAAAGGCAATGATACTGCCGACCAAACAACAGCAAAAGGCAAACCAGAAGCATTTGATGAAGGTGAAAGTGGTGGAATAAAAGCACCTAAATTAGAAATGGATGATGAAGGAGATGACCTTTTAACTGGATTAAGACAACAAGGAGTAGACGCAATTAAGAGTGGAGGTGTTGAAAAAGTAGAACAAGGAGAAGGAACGGTTAGTGAAGACCCTTTTGCTAATGTAGATTTTTCAGCAAGAGGAACTAGTAGTGGAGGTTCAAATATTTCCAGAACATCTACTTCTAATACCAGTTCGCAACCTAACAGAACACAAGCACAAGATGATAGACAATTAGGAGAAGAAGACCCAGAAAGCAGTGGTGTCGGTGGGGGTGCTGGTTCAAGTGATGCTAGAATAAGTAGTTCTAATGTAGAAAGCACATTAGCAGATAATACTGAAAGCAGTGGAGGTATTATGGATACTTTGAGTGAAGGTGCTAGTAGATTTACTGGGGCAGTCGGTGATGCTGTTGGAGTTGTAAAAACTGGTTTAAAAGACGCAGTTTCCAGTGTTGTAGGAGAAGTAGGAGGAGAAGCAATTGCTTCCACAGTTCCTATATTAGGAGAATTAGTTGGTTTAGGATTATTAATAAGGTCTGTTATAGAACATCACAAACACGAAGAAAATGCTCCACCGCCAAAACTAACTGCTCCAAACCCAGAAGCAACAGAACAGAGTGGTGGATTTAGTGATGCTATGTTAAAGGGTTCAGTTCAAGCACCCTCAATTGTATAAGTATCACTAATCGTATATAATTTTTTTTCATAATTATTTTCTCTTTTTACTTTATATAATGTCTAACTTTAATCTTATATCGCCAGAAGGCAATGGATTTAACTTTAATGTAAGATTTGATGAACCTATCATAGTCCCAGAAAACGCATCAGTTCATATGAATTGGTGTCAATTTGAAAGAGATAATTTAATTAACTTTACAGAAGCACAAACTATTACACTTAAAAACCCACAAGTTCTTCCATATTTTGATTGGAAAAATGATGGTGCTGGAAAAGTTGGTAGTGCTTATAGAATAAACGGAGTTGAAAAAAATGCTGGTGATTTTACATTTACTATCCCCGCTGGTAAATATTCAGTAGCAGACCTTCAAACACAAATAATAAATTCATTTACAGAAAATTCTGTAAAAGATGGAACAGAAGCAAAAGAATTAAGTATGGTTGAAAATATAACAGAAACACGAATAGGTATTGATACTTCAAAATTACATATAACTAATGAAAGTTTAAAATTTTATAACTATGAATTGGTTTGTCCTACTTTTGAACCAGACCCTTCCTATTTAGAAATGGGTTTTGCTTTAAAAACCAAACCAACAGCATTAAACCCAGACCCAGACCATAAACATAATGTTAGTATTGATAGTCGTGGTATAGTAAAAAAAAATGGAGGAGCAGACGGAACTTTTACAACTGGATTACCAGACATAACTGCTTATAATTGTTATGGTATGGGAAGACATAAATATATACATACTGGCGGACATTTTCAACAATATATCCAAGGTTCAAGTGATAAAGATGCTAATATTATGAAAAGTGGTGGATTTGATGAATTACAGAATGTAAATACTATTAATTTTAGAAGTAATAAAGAGTTTGAAGATACTAATGGAAGTGTATTTGTAGGTTTATATATACAAGGATATGCTGGGGCAACAGATAATTCTGTAATTGCTAGTTTAGTTGATGACCCATTAGCAAATAGAATTCACGATGGAAATATGATTGCTAAACGAAACTCAGTTACTACTGCTGGTGGATATTATCCAAAATGTCATTTTGGTGTAGAATATTCTGGTTTTAATATTGCTAATTTAACAGATGATGAAGATAATAAACTAAATATTATTCACGCACAAATGAGTGCTGATAGTATGGAAGGTGTTATTGATGGTATGGAAAGAGTAATGAGTATTGATATAAGTCAATATAGGGATGTAATGACTGATAATTCTCATTTTGCTTTTGGTATTCAAACATATTTTGATAAAGGAAATTCTAATAGAGCATATTCACACGCAGATGAAGGGTCATTACATATTAGAGTTTTTATTCAACAAGCAAATGGAACTTCTATTGTAGTTTATGATACTAATACAAAATATCCTCACTTTGATACAGACCAAGGACAATATATTCAATCTTTTTCAAAAGCATTTATGAATACATATGTTAATTCAAGTGTTGCTTCTTTACAAGCAGATACTATTAATTTAGCACAAGCACAATCAACTATTCCATTTGTTCCTATTGTATCCGCCACACATACTGGTGAAGGTGGTAAAATAACTTATCTTCAAATGTTTGAGGATAGTTCAACTGCTGTTGTAGGAGATGATAGTAATAGTTTATTAATTGATTACCAATTGGAAATGTCTAACCAAATAGGAAATTTATTTCAACCATTAGGGAGAAATTCAACTTATACAACTCCACATTTTAGTCCTTCATATATTGATTTTGCTGGTATGAATAATTATATCAATACTGAAATAACAAATATTTTTTCAGCAACAATAGGACAGAATGAATTTTATTTTAGAGAGAACAATATTTTAGGTCAATATAGACAAGATAAATTTTCAGTTGTATTAAATAATTTACCAATTAAATCATACAAAAATACAAATGATAAAACTAAATCTGGATATAGAAAACCAATTTTAGCAAATATACCTAACCCTTTTGCTGGGGCAGATATGAGTATGGGAAATTCTGGAAAAATACTTGGTTCATATCAATCTTCTCTGGGTA